ATTGATACCCTTATTTTATCTCGCTTATATCATCCGAATTTACTCGATATAGATAAGAAGCACGTATGGAAACATATGCCATTACAATTATACGGTCGTCACAGTCTAGAATCCTACGGATATAGGCTAAACGAATACAAAGGAAACTTCTCTAAAACTACAGACTGGAAAGAATGGAGTCAAGAGATGGAAGACTATTGTGTTCAAGATGTTAAAGTTACTAGAAAATTATGGAATCACTTCCTCCCATACCTGAATGGGTCTCGTTAGAGCATCAGGTAGCACAGATTCTTACACAACAGGAGCAACATGGATGGCATTTTGATGAGCAAGCTGCACGGGAACTTGAATCTTCTCTCAGAAAAGAGTATGAAGAAACTAGTAAACTACTACGCAACAGGTATCCTAACGTTAGCGGATCAGTATTTACTCCTAAGCGAGCTAATCGGACCAAAGGCTATGTCGCTAATGCTCCATTCACCAAACTTAAAGAATTAAACCCTACTTCTAGGGATCATATAGCATGGATACTTTCCACACATTACGATTGGCAGCCATCCTCACTGACGAATTCAGGGAAGGCGGTTATAGACGAGACCGTATTGAAAGATATTGGAACGGATATAGCTCTACAATTTCTGACACTACTGGATCTGACCAAAAAGCTTGGGATGATATCAGAAGGCGTGAACGCATGGCAGAAGCTTGTTACGACGTCTAGTCGAATTCACCACCATTGTTCAGTAGCAACTGCTACATTTAGATGTGCCCATCGATCTCCGAATCTTGCCCAAGTGCCGAGTGATGAACGATTCAGAAGACTTTTCACTGCCTCGCCTAATCTCAGCATGGTCGGGTGTGATCTTGCTGGTGTTGAGCTACGGATGCTTGCCCATTATCTTGCAAGATGGGATGGAGGCAGGTACGCAGAAGTGTTATTGCATGGTGACATACACCAAGAAAATGCTAACAAGATTGGCGTATCTCGAAAATTGGTCAAGACAATTTCCTATGCATTCTTGTATGGAGCTGGAGACCAAAAACTAGGTATGTCATATGATAAACAACTATCCCCAGAGAAAGCCAAGAAGAAAGGCAAAGAGATCCGTAAGGCTTATATCGATGCCATCCCAGGTCTTGAGAAACTCTTGGAGGGAGTACACAAAGCTAGTGAGAAAGGTTTTGTCCGTGGTATAGATAAACGTAAGATACTTGTTGATTCAAAACACAAGTCCCTTAATTATCTTATCCAAGGATCATCAGCTGTACTAGCTAAAAAATGGATGCTATTAACCCATGAAAATTTACCACCAACTGCTAAACAACTTGCATTCGTTCATGATGAACTACAATTTGAATGTAAAGAAGAGGATGTAGAAGATCTCAAGTTCTTACTTGAATTATCTGCAACTCAAGCTGGTGAGTATTACAACTTACGATGTCCTATAGCAGCAGAATCTAAATCAGGTTCTACTTGGGCAGATGTCCACTAATGTATGAAATTATTAATTGATGCCGATTTTATCGTTTACAAAGCGTGTGCTGCAGCAGAATCTGAAGTTGATTTTGGTGATGACGTTATTCTTGTTACCAGTAACTTTGACGATGCGTACGGTGCTACAAAACGAGAACTTACCAAGATCGGAAGTAAATTTGGGGAATTCTCCGATATAATACTATTCTTTTCAGATAGTAAGAATTTTAGAAAACAAATTGAAAAGTCCTATAAAGGACACAGAAACCGCAAGAAACCATGCGGCTATAAACGTGTTATTAACGCGTTAAAGAAAGAGTATAAGGTTATCATCAAACCTACTCTTGAAGCAGATGATGCCATGGGTATTTATGCTACAAAATTTCCTGGTAATTGTATTGTATCTCCTGATAAAGATATGAGACAAATTCCTGGGAAGCTATATAACTTTGATGAAGTATTCACAGTCAGTAAAGAAGAGGGTGCTAAGTGGCATCTAATTCAAGCTCTTGCAGGGGATCAGACTGATGGATATTCTGGAGTACCAGGAATAGGTGTTAAACGAGCTACAACTTTATTTGAAGAGCACGGTTACAGTTGGAAAACTGTCATCAAGGCATTTGAAGATAAGGATTTAAGCGAGTATGATGCTATAACAAATGCAAGACTTGCACGTATCTTAACTGCTGATGATTATGACTTCACAAAAAAAGAACCAATCTTATGGTCCCCCGCCTCCGATTACAGAGTTAACGATGGAACAAGACCTAAAGTTAAGGCAACTTGAAATAGGTTTAGAAGATCCTAGTACTAATATAAAAGATATCACTACTGTATTTTTAGCATTACAAAAACAAAACTTTGTATTGACTAATTCAATAACTAATTTACTTAAAAAATGGCCCAAACCACCAGTAACCATGGTCCAGAATATTATAGGCGTGGATCCATCCAGCCCTGGAATTTTGTACGTGACCAAGGACTCAACTTCCACTTAGGCAACGTAGTAAAATATGTATGCAGGGCAGGTCATAAGTTTGACGATATAGACGATTTAGAAAAAGCCATCCACTACTTACAAAATGAAGTCGAATTTAGAACAAGCCAAAGAGTTCAGGAACTCATTCAATGTGAAGAACTCTCAGACTCTCGCATCGAGGAGTATGCAAAAGAGTTTGATCGTTGAAGAGTTTAAAGAGTTTTTAGAAGCCGAGGGAATGTTATTCCGAAATAATGCTGTCTTTCATGAAGAGGCTTTAAAAGAATTATCAGACCTTGTGTATGTTTGTTATCAGTACGCAGTAAATATGGAATGGGACTTAGATGAAGCTCTACATCGAGTCCACCTTAGCAATATGTCAAAACTAGATGAGGATGGAAAGCCTACATATAGAGAAGACGGAAAAGTATTAAAGAGTAAAAATTACAAACCACCAACTTTAACAGACTTAGTTTGAAATGACCGCAGAACTTATCTCCCGCACTGGTCGGGTCCAATCATGGTTGGATAACCCAGAATCAAGACTTCCAGTGAGTTGCACTGTATTTGTCGTTGAGGACTCTATGGAGGGTCCAGAGGGCATTGAGGCAAGCTGGAGATTCGCTTCTCATGCACTCAGACATGGGGCGGGTTGTGCAATACACCTATCAAAATTACGTCCTAAAGGACACGAGAATGGAAGAGGCTTAACAGCTAGTGGTCCAGTCTCATTTGCAAAAATCTATTCAGTATTAAATGAAACATTACGCAGAGGGGGACATTACAAGAACGGGGCAATTGTTGCTCATATTGACATTAATCACCCCGATATTCTTAAGTTCGTGCAGCTTCCCCGTTCCGAAGCTCCCTGGATTAAAAGATGCGTCGACCTTGATGGAGGACTCTGGAATTCCACAGATGCCAGAGTTAAAGACGCCATCCTTCACGGAATCAAATCAGGAGACATTTGGCTTAACAAAATAAAATATGAACATGGGAAAAGAGTCTATGGTAACGTCTGTCTTGAGGTTTACTTGCCCTCACGTGGAACATGCTTGTTACAGCATGTCAATCTCGCAGCCTGTACAATCGATGACATCGCAACGGGTTTCACTGAAGGTATGCTCGAATTGTGCAGCCTCCATAGCAGGACAGGTGTTGGAGCAACTGGAGAATACTTGCCAGCTGATATCGACCGCCAAGTTGGCTTAGGTATGCTAGGTTTAGCTAATCTACTAAAAAAATATAAGGTAACTTATAAACAGTTTGGTGAAGCATTAGCTAAACGAATTAAAGGTGAGATGCCTGAGACAGTAGCAGATGCTATTGCACAACAATTAGAAAAAGGAATTGAACTCGCTGCTGAAATAGCACGTGAACATAACATGGTAAGAGCTTTTGCAATAGCTCCTACTGCCTCTTGTTCGTACAGAAGCAAGGACTTAGATGGATTTACATCTACACCTGAAATTGCACCTCCTATTGGACGTTCTGTGGACAGAGACAGCGGTACATTTGGAGTTGAACACTATGATTATGGTGATGTAGAGATCGCCAGTGAAGTTGGTTGGGACGCATATAAAAGCGTTGCTGACGGCATCATGATACTATTAAATAATACGGGACTTCTTCACGGCTACAGCTTTAACTCTTGGAGTGATGTTGTAGAATACAATCGTCAGTTTGTCGAAGAGTGGTTACTTTCACCTCAAACCTCCCTTTACTACAGCCTTCAGGTAATGGCTGACGTACAAGATAAAACTAGTGCTTATGCTGCATTAGGTAAAGATGACGTTAACGATTACTTGCAGGACATTTTACAAAAAGATGAATTACCCTGCGATTGTCAAGAATAATGAAAGACCCTTATGTTAAATTACTCAATAGAAAGAGAACTTGGACACCAGTCCAAACCACAGCTGGTAAGCTTAAAGATGGAGCAGAAGAGACCATCTTCCGTGCCCTTGCAATACGGCATATGGAGCTACCAGTTGGTGAATTTGTTACAGAAGCACTTGAGAAGGGTGTTCCCGACTCTGCACGAGTACTTCTAGAATCAAATGTTAAAGATGAAATCAAACATGATCAAGCCCTTGGTTACATAACAAATGCCTTGGGAGTTGATTCACAGTCAGAATATGAGGCTCTTAAAC